TCGCGTCCGGGTCGCGCATCGTGCTCGTGGCGGTGCTGCACGCGCGCACCGGCGGCGCCGCGGCCGAGGCCGCCGCGGCCGGGCGGGCCCGCTGGGGGCCGCCCCCGGTGGGGCGCGGCGACCAGTTCCACGTGCTGGCCGCGTCGTTCTAGCTCAGAACGGTTGCAGCGCCATCGCCACCGCGAACACCAGCACCAGCACCGCGACCAGCGCCAGCGCGGCCAGCCCGAGCGCCAGCATGCCCAGCATCGCCCACAGCGACAGCCGTCGGCGCGGGCGCGGCCACAGGTCGTCGTCGGTCGGGTCGTAGTCGGTCGGAGGGGAGCCTTCGGTGGGGAACCGGCGCGAGATCACGGCGGGGATGATGGCCTACTGCGGCGCGGCACCCGCGGCGACGCGCGGGGGCGCCCTAGCGTGATCCGGGTGGGCGTGGTCACCCGGCAGATGCTGCACCGCTACATGAGCGAGCCCGCCTGGACGCCCGCCCAGGAGCAGGAGGCCGACCGGGTGTGCGCGGCGGTGGAATCCGAGCTGGAGGGCGCCCTGGGCGCCACCCGGATCACCCCCGTCGACTGGACCGAGACCGTCCCGGTGACCCGCGACGGCGTGCTGGACACCACCTACCCGGTGCTGGCGGTGTTGGGCATCGGCGGGGTCGAGATCGCCGAGGGCGACCCGCTGCCGGACGGCTACGTGCTGCGCGAGGGACACCTGGTGATGACCGACACCGCGGGCGCGCTCGACCCGTTGGGCGCGCTGGGCTGGACGACCCGCACCGGGACGCCACCGCCGGACCCGCCCTACACCGGGGCGTGGGTGGCGCTGCACTACCGGGCCGGGTGGGGCGAGCACCCGGCGCTGGTCGAGGCCATCCTGGCCAAGGCGGCGATCCGCATGGGCAACCGGCACGCCGACACCATGGTCATCTCCGGGATGACCGCGGCCCCGCCACCGCCCGCCCCGTCGCGCGGGTTCACCCTGGAGGAGCTGGAACGCCTCGGCCGCTTCCGCCGCCTCGGCTGGGCGCCGCGGCGGTGAGCGGCATCGCGTTCGGCTACGACCGGGCCGCGTTCGCCGAGCTGCGGCACCGGGTGCGCGGCATGCGCGAACGCGCCCAGGACGTCACCCCGGCCTGGGATGCGCTGCTGGACTGGTTCGCCGAACAGGAGCGGCGTCAGTGGGCCGGGCGGGGTGCCCGCTGGCGCGACCCGTGGGCGCCGCTGGCGCCGTCCACGCTGGCCGAGAAGCACCGCCTCGGCTACCCGCTGAACCCGCTGGTGCGCACCACCCGGCTGCGCACCTCGCTGACCCAGCGCCCGTTCGGGGTGGAACACATGACCCCGCACGCGGTCACCGCGGGCACCCGGGTGACCTACGCCAAGTTCCACCAGACAGGAACTAGATTCATGCCCCGGCGCATCCTGTTCAGCCCCGAACGGATCCGCCGCGAAGAGGTGGCCACCCGCACCATCGCCAACTGGATCATTCACGGGCGGGCGGAGACGGGCACCCGCTAGCCGGTGGCGGGCGCCACACCCGCCGAGTTGGCACACCGGGCGCGGATCGGTTACACTGGCAGCATGACCACCGCCACCCGTTACGACCGCGAGGATCTCGACTACCTCGCGTTCCTGATCTCCGCGGCGCTCAGCGACCGCCGCGACGACATGCCCAGCATCACCGAGATCGACGTCGACAGCGACGACATCGTCGAGCTGCTGCCCGCGCTGCTGGACACGCTGGCCGCGCGCACCCGGACCCGGCGCACCGCGGAGCTGTCCGCGGACCGCGCCCCCCGCACCTGCCGGTACTGCGACCAGCCGATCTGGCTCGACACCGACGGCGGCATGTGGTTCGACGCCCGCCCGGCCTGGTGCCCTTCCGAGGTCTGCCCGAGCAGCGAGATCCACGAACCGACCGAGGAGAGCTGAGCTATGGCCCGCACCCGCGCCACCGTCCCCGTCGCGTTCCTGCGCGACCGCGTCAACTTCCTGCTCGGCGCCCCGGCCCACCATCGGCGCAGCCTGGACGGGCTGACCCCCGAGCAGGCCTACCGGTTGGGTGCCGCCAGCGCCCTGGAGGCCGTGCTGCACGAGACCGGCAACTACCGCGGCTTCGGCTACCTCGACGTCGACCACACCGTCGCGCCTGCGAAGATCCCCGACGAGACCCGGCGGTGCTACTACGCCCCCTAGGCCGTGAGGCCAGCCGTTGTCCCCGTTTGCTCGATCTTTCCGGGGAGAAGGGCACCCGGGCCCGCCATCGCCAGGGCGGGGCACCCGCGCGGTGTACCTGCGGCACCTCACCTCGACGACCCCCGGTGACCACACCCGGGGGTCGTCGCAGTCTGCGGCGCGCCTCCCCGGGGCGCCGTACGCCCCGCCCTACCGTCGCCCGCATGAGTGCCCCCGTCTCCCCCGCGGCGGCGTACGGCAACCCGCCGATACCGATGGACCACCACGAGAAGATGCGGATGCGCAACGCCGCGTTCCGCGCCACCCGCCTCTACCCCGGCCCGGTCGGCGAACTGCTCCAACGCGAGCTGATCGCCTTCGAGGACTTCGGCTACCGCCTGGCCGTCGACGGGCTCATCATGCGGCTGGTCGCGCACCTCACCACCATCACGGCGCCGCCACCGGACGAGCGGGGGAGCTAGATGAGAGGCCCCGACGGCGTCCGCGACCGGATCGCCGCCCTGCTGCGCGAGGTGCTGCCGGTCAAGCTGCCCGCGCTGCGCGCCGCCTACGCCATCGGGCGCGCCGAACTGCCCGACGTCGACGTCGTCTCCTCCGGGGAGATCCCCGAGAACGTGCTGTCCAGCCTCGGCGAAACCTGGATCGAGGTGGTCAACCCGCGGCTGCTGGCCGGGATGCGCCGCGTCGACATCGACCTGCACGGCTACCCCGTCTACCGGCTGCGCTACGCCTGCCGGGTCTACGTGTGGGCGCTCGGGGCGGACTGGGACGCCGCCATGCGGCGGCGCGACATGGTCGTCGGCGCGGTGCGGGTGACCCTGCTGGAATACCCGTGCCTGCAAACCATGCCCGGCGACTCCGGGGTGGTCGTGCACGAGGACACCTACGTGGAGGAGTACGGCGCCCCGGTGCGCACCCCCAACGACAGCGGCCGGGTCTGGGCCTCCGCGCTGTGCTCGATCGACCTGTGGTCCGAAGAGTCGATGGCCGACGGGGCGCTGCGCCCACCCATCGGCGAGGCCGCCGAGCCGCCCACCGTGACCACCACCGTGATCGGGCCCGGCGAGTCGTTCCCACCCGACCTGCCCGGCCCCGCATCCTTCGTCCCCACCGCCTGAGGAGCACCCATGCCCGACAAGCCCGACAAGACCGAGAAGACCGGCACCACCTACCGCAACATCGCCGGGCGCCCGCTGGTCTACGACGCGGCCGGACACCAGCTCGACGCGGGCACCGTCAGCGACCCCATCGAACTGGACGAGGTCGGGCAGGCCGCCCTGGACGACGGCCTGCTGCACGAACACCCGTGAGCCGGGTGGCCGAACGGGTCGGGCGCCGCGGCGCCATCCTGGTCGTGCTCGGCGGGTTCTGGGTGGTGATCGGGCTCGGGGCGCTGCTCAACCCCGGCGAACGGTTCACCCAGCCCGGCGCCACCGAGGTGCTGGCCATCATGGACGCCCCCGCGTGGGGCCTGCTGTGGACGGCGGGCGGGCTGGTCGCGCTCGTGGCCGGGCTGGGCGCGCGGCGCTGGCCGCACAGCGACTGGGGGTTCGCCGCGCTGGCCGTGCCGTCGTTCATCTGGGGCTGGTGCTATGCCTGGTCGTGGATGCTGTGGCACTTCACCGACGGCGCCCAGGGCCGCGACGTCGGCTGGGGCACCGCGCTGGTCTACTGGGCGCTGACCGTGGGGGTGCTGTTCGCCGCCCGCGCCGTCAATCCGCCCCCGAGCGCCCCGCCGCCGCCGCCGTGATCGAGCCGTGGATCGTCGCGCAGGTCGGCGCCGAGACCAAGCCGTGGGTGATCGTGCTGTCCATCGTGGCCACCGCGGTGGCCACGGTGTACGTCGGGGTCTACACCGCCCGCTCGGCCCGACGCGGCCAACGCGACAGCACCCAGATGGCGGGCTGGCACGACCTGGTCGAGGCCAACACCGCGGAGATCGCCCGGCTGCGCGCCGAACGCGCCGAAGACCGCGCCCGCCTGGACGCCTGCGAGCACTGGCGCCGCGGCGTGCAGGACTGGGCCACCCGCCACGGCATCGAGCTGGACGAGCCAGACCGGTCGTGATCGGCGCGCCTCCGCGGTTTGCGCCGACCGCGATGTCAGGCTCGGCGCGTCCGCTCCCCCAGGCGACACCGAGAGGCCGACCATGCCGGGCGTTGTCATCCGCACCGGGGCCACCAGCGGCCCCGCCGCGTCGGGCCACAGCCCGAGCGGCACTTTCTTCGTTGTCGGCCAAGCCGAACGGGGGCCCACCGCCGAGGCCGCCCGGGTCTCCTCGATGGCCGAGTTCATCCGACTGTTCGGGGTGTCCACCAGCTACTCGACGCTGTACGACTCCCTGCGCACCTTTTTCGAGGAGGGCGGCTCCCGGGCCTACGTGCTGCGCGTGGTCGGCCCGGCGGCCACCACCGGGGCGCTGGCCGCACCGCTACAGGACCGCGCCGTCAGCCCGGCCGCCACGCTCGGCGTGGCCGCCACCTCCGCGGGCGCCTGGTCCAGCCGGGTATCGGTGAAGGTGCTGGACGGCTCCGCCGCCAACTCCTTCCGCATTCAGGTCATGCTCGACGGCGACGTGGTCGAGGACTACGCCAACCTGAGCAGCCCCGCGCAGGCCGTGTCCGTGGTCAACGCCGGGCCGCGGGCCTCGGCCTACATCCGCCTCACCGACTCCGCGTCCGCCTCGGTCGCCCCGACCAACAACCCCAAGGTGACCGCCTCCCCGGTGGTGCTGGCCGCGGGCACCGACGACCGGGCCGCGGTCAACGCCACCGTGCTCGGCGCCGCCCTGGACAAGTTCCCGGCCGGGCTCGGCGACGGCGCCGTGGCCATCCCCGGCATGGGCGCCTCCGTGCACGCCGCCCTGATCGCGCACGCCGAGGCGCTCAACCGGATCGCCCTGCTGTGCGAGGCCTCCAACGCCACGGTGTCCTCGCTGCTGTCCACCGCGGCCGGACTGGACTCCCCGCGGGCCGCCCTGTTCGCCCCCTGGATCAGGGTCCCGGACGCGTACGGCTCGGTGAAGACCATCTCCCCGGAGCCCTACATCGCGGCCTGCCGGGCCCGCGCGCACGACATGACCGGGCCGTGGCGGGCCGGGGCGGGCGAGATCAGCAAGGCCCGCTTCGTGGTCGCCCCGGACCAGACCTACACCCCCGCGCAGGCCCTGTCCCTGGACGACGGCAAGGTCAACGCGATCGTGTCCATCGCCAGCTCGGTGCGCAACTACGGCTGGCGCTCGCTCTCCGAGGACCCGGCCAACTGGTACTTCCTGTCCTCCGCGGACCTCGTCAACCGGGTCGTGGTGCTCGCCACCCTGCTGCTCGAACCGTATGTTTTCTCCCCCATCGACGACCGCGGGCACCTGCTGTCCGCCATCGCCGGAACCCTGGAGGGCATCGTCAAGCCGATCGCCGACCTCGGCGGGCTGTTCGCGTTCGTCGAGGAGGACGCCACCGGCAACCTCACCGAACTCGACCCCGGCTACAAGGTGGTCGTCGACCAGGCGCTCAACCCGCGCGCCTCGATGGCCGCCAACCAGGTGTTCGCCCAGCTCGGACTGCGCCCCTCCCCCTCGGCCGCCCTGGTCTACCTCGACGTCACCAAGGCCGCGGTGACGGCCTCGCTCTGATGATTGCCACCGCGAGGAAGGAGCAGCCGTGAAGGCCGCGAATCGGCAATTCCTGGTCAAGATCGACGGTATCGGCAACGGCTGGGACTACTGGGCCACGAAGAGCGGCGGCGAGGTGACCGCGGACTCGAACAAGGTGTGGGACGGCGGCACCCTGGTGCCCGACGTGCTGGCCGCACCCCCCGAGGTCGGCGACATCACGTGCGCCCGCCCCTACGACCCCGACCGCGACCAGATCATTCTCAACCAGCTCATCACACAGGTCGGACAATGGCGAACCACAATCAGCGTGCAGCCGACGTACGCCGATCTGACCGTGGCCCGAACAAAGCCGCGCGTTTATAGCAATGCGCTATTGGTCGGTGTGCGTGAACCGGAGCCAGATGCGTCCAGCGGCGATGGTTCGGATTACGAACTAACGTTCACGGTTGCCAGCGCTAGCTGAGAGTAACCGGCGCGACGCCCGGTGAGCCGACCCGAACGCCGGGCCTGTCCGGCGCGCCTACCCGTCCCTGCGGCGACTCGATGCCAGGCTGCCCGCGTCGCAGGGGCGACCCGCCCCGGGACGCGCGGTGGATCTTCCCGGGTACGCGGCGCCCCACGGGTGGGTGCGCCCCTGCGCACCCGCACGCTCCCCGGGAAGGACGCACATGACCGGCACCACCTTCGACGGCAGCTCGACCAACGCCGTACCGCCGCCCGAGGCGGTCGCCTGGGACCCGGCCGCCGAGGCCGTCCCGGACACCCTGCTGGACCAGCTTCGCGCCCGCGTCGACGAACGCGACCAGACCGAGGACCGGGAGTGGACCTGCGAGGTGCCCAAGGTCGGCATCCGGCTGGTCTGCGACCCGGTCATCGACAACGCGGACTTCCAGCGCTGGATGAAGTCGGCCTCCACCCGGGCCGGGCGTCGCCGCGGCGCCACCCCGGGCCCGATGGACCTGGACCAGTTGCAGCTCTCCTCGCGGGCACTGGTCGCCACCTGCCTGCGCCTGGAGATCAAACGCGACGGCGACTGGACGCCGATGACCGGCAAGGACGGCGGGCTGCTCACCCTGGAGTCGCCCGAGGTGCTGCGCACCTTCGGCGTGATGGACCCGGTCGCGCTGCTAAAGAAGCTGTTCGGCCGCGACGCCCGCGTCATCGACTCCGGGCAGGAGCTGCTGGCCGCCGCCGGATACCTGGGCGGCGACGAAGACGAGGACCCTATGTGAGCGCCCGGGAGGCGCGCCAAGAGGCCCTGCTGGACGCGCT